GGCTGATGCCTTTTCGGCTGCTATTCTTGCAGATTCCTGTTCGGCTTTTAATATACGGGCAGCTTCATCACGCTCTTTTTGTGCTTTTGCCTCAATTGCTTTGCGTTCTGCCTCTGCCTTTGCTTTTTCGGCTGCAATTTGTTTTTCTTTTGCTTCTGCCTCTTTTTTTAATCTCTCATTTTCAATCTTTATTTTTTCCCTTTCTTCGGCTTCGGTTTTTTCTTTTGCAATCCTATCTTCTTCGGCTTTCTTTTCGGCTGCAATACGGTCTTCATATTCTTTTTTCTTGCTTTCAAAATAAGCTTTCCAAACATCTTCATCCATACCTGATAAATTTCTTTCGTGTGCATCATCAACATAATTTGATAATTTTTCGGCACGTTCGGACTGTAAAGCTTGAAGTTTTTTTTGTTCTTGTATTTCAAAAAAATCCTCAATGCCTTTTAATTTATCTTCTTTTTCTTTTACCGCCCAAACAAGAATATTATGAACGCCCATAATAGCCTTGTCCTCAAGTTTAATATACTCTTTTTGCTTGTCTTTCAATTTTCCTGTCTCAATTCTCACTTTACCAATATCGAGACGTACACGCTTTGCCTTTAATGTTAATTCTTTTGTTATTTCTTTTTCACTTTCAGAAATAATATCAACATATTGTGATTCAAACTCCTCAAGCATTTTAACCATTGGTTCAAAAGTAGTTCTAATTTGGTCTGCCCTACTTTTTTCAAGTATTTCTAATTCAGGTGATTCAATTTTTACGATTTCGTGTTTCATGTTTTTAGTTTTAAATTATTAAAATGGTAAATAGTCAATCGGTTTCAAATTATTATAAACAGTTTTCAATAGTTCGCTTTTGAATAGCTTATTATAGTGGTCCGGGTCGTTTTCTTTTATCCCCTCTTTGCAGTCTTCGCAGTATCTTTTTTCAATGTTGGTCGACCCATTATTATAAAGTTCAATTCCGTCACGGTCAAATTTCAACCCACATTCCGGGCAATAGTAAACGGGTTCATCTTCACCGGCTGTTTCTAATAAGTCCTGAATATCTGCGGTTATGTTTCCTGTGTAGCTCATAGTTTTATATTTTATGCAATTTAGTTATATAATTTTAATATACAATAGCAAATTATATGTTATTTAGCAGCTTTTATAGATTCGTATAATTTAGGCATATTATTTATTATACCTCTATAAATAAACCTCGCCATGTCGTTTGTGTTCATTGGCTCAGGCTTTTCGGTTTTTTCAAAGCCTTGTAATTCGAGTTGGATAGGTTTCATCTTTTTACGTGTAATTCACAAAATCCATGTTTCTTTTCAAATAATATTCCTTTTTTTTCTCCAGTAATTTCAATCTGAACAATACAAACATACATTCCGATAGTTTCACTTATTTTACCCTTGTTTTTCTTGTTACAAGGATGCTTAAATAATTCAATTTGATTTTGACAATTACAGCAACATTCGCCGGTATGCCATCCTTTATTACATTTCATCTTTTTAATTTTACTTCGTTAAAAATTTCTTTAGTTTCATGGTCGGTATCGGTTTCAATCTTTTCAATCTTCAAACCTTTTTTCTTTGCATAGTACCGGACAGCTTCAATAGAATGAAACAACTTGCCGTTAGCGAAATAGTATTCTGTGTAATTTTTCATTAGTTTACAGATATTTTGTAGGTTATTTCAAATCTTTTAGACTGCTTAGTTAAAACTGGCTTTTCGCTTTTCATTACCGATAGCCTGTTTTTGTAGTAGTTTAATTTTTCGACGAAGTGGTTCATAATCGCTAATTTTTAGTTAAACATTAAGTTTCTTACTGCCAAAGCCCCGAAGGTCGAAACCAGTCGGGGCAAGTCTGCCAAAGAATTAGCAGAAACTTAGGCAGAGGTTAATATTCAATTAAAGCAATCTTTTCGTCAATTGCGTTTTCAATCTGTTCAGTAAATCTACAAGCATCAAAATCCATTTCATTAATACTATCATAGCCAAAATCTTCTGGGTCTGGTGTTTCGTGGTCTTTAATTGTATAAAAACAATTGTCGTTCAATGCTTGCTGTCCAGCATAGTACAAATAATCAACTGTCAATTCGTTTGTTTCTTCATCCACCTTAAAGAAAAATGTTCTGTTTGCACGGTCGCCAGCTAAAGCAGTAGGCATTAATTCAATTGTTTTTTCTACTAATTCATCTTTTCTTGTTTTGTAAATTTCTAAAGTTTTCATTTTGCTAATTTTTAAGTTTGTAATTGTAATTATTATACGATTAAAAATAATTAAAAGTTATATAACATACAAATATTTATTAAAAATAATTGCTTTGATTATTAAGTAGTTACAAAATAATTTCATTAAGTTAGTGCGAATAGTGATATAATTCTGCTTGTTTTCAGGTATTCGTACCAAAAGTTTGAAAAATTAACCTGTCAATGGCAATCCTGACAACCTCGTTTATTGACTTTAACCCGTTTTTTTTCTTTATAATTTCGAGCTTTTTATATTTCTCCGGTTCAATTGAATTAATCGGTAATGTCCTGTTTTCTTTTTTATACATAGGTTAAAAATTATAAGTGGTCAAATTCTATTTCTTCCCAATTTTTTCCATCTTTGGTAAAACGGAAATTAATTAAGTCAAATATTATCATTCCTTCCTGGTAGAAATTATCATAATCATACCATTTAGTGATGAATGATTTTTCTGGTGTTAAAATTAAATATTGTTCCATGGTTTTATTTATTAGTTCCGTTTACATCACAATTCCACCAACTGCCAACAAGGGTAAAAACAACGCCTTTGGGTGCTTTTTTTAGTTTCCTGCGAAAAGCCCGAACACTTCTGCAATCCTGATGAGATGAATAAATACATCCCTTTTGCAGTTCGCCATTTTCCCATCGTTTTAATTTTTCATTAAACATCCAGTCATCTTCAAACGTTTTAATGCCTAAAAATGAATGATTAATACGCTGCCCTTTCGGTAAATCAAATTTTAATTTCATTGCTGTTATTTTTCCATTTTATATATTTTAGTTTATAATATAGTATCCCTTTATATCCCTGAACATCTTAGTATTATTAATTAATATTAGATACTCATTATATTGAAGTCCTCTTTTTTGCTAACCCTATCCCTACCAGATGTTTGGTATATGTCCGATAATCAATAGAACATAGTTTTGGCAATTACAAACCTAAGTTCAGGTCGTATGTTGTCAGTTTAGACATTGCACACACTTTTTTTAATTGATTTGTAAAAGGCAATAGAAGACATAGACACCCTAAAATGATGCCAACCGCTTTTGTTTCAAACTCAATGAAATTAGTTTTGGAAGGTGCGGAAACTGAGCTCCCTATGTTAAAGACTGCAACGTCGAAACAATAAGGAACGTACAGGGAGCTTTCAGCTCCGCTATAATGTTTAATTAATTCACAATATAAATTTCCACGTTGCATACTGCAAAATTAACTAATTAAATTGAATTTACAAAAAATCAAAGAACATTTATTAAATTTAATGTAAAGTTATATAATTAAATTGAATTTACAAAATGTTTAAAAACATATAATAAAAAAACCCCGCTTCAACTCGTAAAGCAGGGGTTAAACCTAAAAACTATGAAAAAAACTACTTTGCTAATATTAATTTTACAAATGCCTTCCCAGCTTCCGGAGCTTCTGCCATAATTAAATTTAATAATTCGGCGGCTTCTTCAGCCGTAATTTTGTCATCTGCCTTTATTTCTTTTATTTTTCCGGCAATTTTCTTTTTCGAATCTTTTACCTCAGCAATAAAAGTTTTGGCCAAATTTTTATTTTTAAAAGCCCACATTCCGGCTTTTATAGCCCAAACAATCCATTTTGGTGCGTTTACCAACCATTTTAAAATTTTTGCTTTCATTATTTTTTATTTTTAGTGAATAATTCCTTTGTAAAATAGAACCCGAAAACACCAGATATAACCAATAAATAAGCTTTGGGGATTTCGGGAAAACCAAGCTCATACATTATAACCACATAGGCAAAACAGAACCCTGCTATTGCTGTTAATCCTTTTCGCCAACTAAATGATCCGTCTTTTTCTTTAAACATAGTATTAATATTTATATATCACAATTCTCGACTATATACAAAACTTCTTCGCCATTTTCCAGTAAAGGATAAACAATTTTGTAAAATTCTTTTACTGCATTAAAACTATTGCCCCCTATAAATTCCCCCTCAGGTGTTATTATGAGGTTATAATTTGGCATTTGACAGCCTTCTGTATGACTTTCTAAATTACCTGAATGAAAATAAACACTAATAAAATTATTAACATTTAAAATCTCAATATGATATATAAACCACTCCTCATCTTTATTATATGTTTTTCTATGCTTAATAGTAAGAGGACTATCTTCTTTACATATTCCCAATTTATAAGTTCCTGCCCATATACGGGTTTCTCCTTTTACCTTTTCAATACGGGGTTCATCTTCAACAATAAATGAAAATGGCTTGTCATCGATTAATAAACAACCGCCTGATGACTTAACACCGTGTCCGAATCTCCTATTTTTTATTATCATTTTTATTTAAATAAGTCTATAATCCTCATTATATTTTCTACACTAATAAAACCAAATGAATAAAGTAACCCAAACCCACCGAAAAAAAGAATAGTATAAGGATAACGCCTTGCCAGCTTAATCAAAGGGCTTAATTCCAAACTGTTTAACCGTATCATTGCCTTTTCAAGCCCGCTATTTTGCTTGTTTTGCCTATCAATAATTTGATTAAATTTTGTGTTTGAACCATTTTTATGATGTATCATGGTTTCCCTTAATAATTTGAACCGCTCATCGAGCCAGTCCTTTTCACTTTTCGTTAATGCCATATTCCTTTTTATTTAAGGTTAATAATTCTATTAGTTCGTTTCCCGTCCACATTTGTTCTATTTCATTTAAAGAAATCCCTAAAAAGTGGGTCGAGGTAAAAACAGTCTGATTTTTTAGCCTGCCCTCGAAAATCTCTCCCTGGAATAGTATAAATACTTTAGTTTCCATTATTTTTTTTAGGTTTTATACCAAATTCAATTCTAAAATCAAAACACAAAACAGCTAATTGAATATTGTGTTTATATTTATAAATTAATTCACTTTTAGGATTTGAATAAAAATAACCAAATCCAATAGCCCATGATTCCAAATCAATATCGAAATACAAATTTATTTTTTTCATATTATTGTTTTTAAATCTGAAATTAAACTTAAGGCTTTCCCTCTTATCAAATGATGTAAATTGCTTTCAAAATGCAATTTGTCAATTTCAACACGTATATTAATTAAATCATTATATGTAATATTTTCTATGTTATTTAATTTTTTAATTATATTATCTGTTTTTTTTACTAAATTATTACTAACATCTTCTTCATTTAAGAAAACTTTCATTGTATGTCTAAGTTCCGATATGTCTTTATTTGTTATCATTTATATTATAAATTCGTTTAATCCAAACATCAATTATCCTGTCATAAAAATATTTTCCGTTCGGGTCATGTTTAATTATTTTTTGTGTTTCTTTTTTGAATTTTTCAGCTTCATTATAATCGTTAAAATCTTTGTTCAAAGTATCTAAAATTGCAACCCTTGTTAATTTTAAAGGACTGTTATAATTATTAACTTGCCTGTTATGGTTGTTTGGTATTTCGATGTTTTTAATAACATAATCAGAGGTCTCCAATACCCAATAAACCCGCCAATATTCTTTAAAATCCTGAGCGGAAACATTTAATAAAAATAATAATATGATAGGGATTAGCTTCATTTTACCAATATCTCAAATATACACTTCTCATTAATCCTATTGTATTACTCTCACAAACCCAAGCCGTAGAGCCCCCTTTTTTTGTAAAGAAATGAAACTCCCAGCGTAGCATCCCTGCTTTTTAAATATCCTGCGCACATATCGCCTTTAGTATTAATTCCGATACATAACGAATCTTTTTTATTCGCATAAATACCATCTTTTTCATAAGCCAACCGACAAAGAAATTCAAGTTTTTTTGTGTATAAATTACCGTTTGAGCTAAGTAATTCAAAGGTATTTACAATATTTTCATCAATACCATCATAAACAGAATCTTCCAAATTAGTATATGTCTGCCTGCTCCAAGTTGCTATAAGAGCCTTCCTTAATTCCTTATTCGGGTAAGTTGCATTGATTATTACTCGTTCTCCCCTAACCTTATTAAACCCGCTCGCTATTGTGGCAACATCAATTGTTTTAATGCTGTCATTAACTTTGTACGTCATCACGTTCTGCGATTTGACCATAAAACTTGCAAATATGCAAATTACCATTATTGCTATTGTTCTCATTTTATTGTTTTTATATTGTTAAAATATTTTTCCATAAGCCGTTATGTGCTTCCCTTTATGTCCTTTCTCTTTTATGCAATACCATTTAAGTTTACCCTTAGTAGTCTTGTTGCATTGCTCCCCTTTAAACCAAATTTTTTGTAAAATAAATCGGTCAAAGAGTTTTTTTATTAGTAATTTTATGTTATATAACATTGTTTATTTATTAACTATTGTTTAATTTTATCGTTTAATAATTAAAATCTAAAGCCATGAAAAAATTCATTTTAATTATCAGTTTAGTTGTTTTTATTACAACTTCAAAAGGTCAAATCCTTTCTTTTACTTACTCCCCTCAAAACAATGACTTAGGAGCTTGTTTCATTTCAAAACCTGTTATTCAAAACTTTTCTATTTATTCCAGTTTTGAACTTGCAAACTATAAATTAATCAATTCCAGACTTGACAGGCTCGCTGTTGGTTTATCTTATAATTATGATGCTGGTGTTTTTATCCACTTAGCAGCAACCTCAGTATTTTTTGATACTGAGAATATAAGATATGACCTTTTTAACCCAAAACCTTTATCAATAGAAATAGGTGTAACTTTAATGTTTAAACCAATTAAAAATACTTATTTATCTTTAATCGGAGACCCCTTTAACTATCATTTCAAGTTTGGGTTTGGTTATAAGTTTTAATTCAAAGAACGTTATTTATTTTCAAGTTTTTCTATTCGTTTAATTAATTCGTTTATTATAGTTTGTTGCTGTTCATTATACAATAATTGTTTTTCAAGAGCTTCTTCAAGTCCTGAAATATACCTGCCTATATTTTTTCTATTCACATTTTCAAATTCTGGCAAATGTTTTAATTCTTTTGCTTTATCAATATAATCATTAAATACAGGTAATTCATAATTTTCATCAAAAACAAAATCACTGGGATAAGTTCCATCTACTGTAAGGTTGCCTGAAATACTTACATTTGCATTTAATCTTAAGCTGTCTGCATTAACAATCAATGTGTCATTATTAGAAACAATATTTACATCATAATTAAATAAATTTCCAAAATATAATGTGTCTTCTGATCGAAGTGATTGCATTACTGTCGCTTTACCATATATATTTGTAAAGTCCCATTCTCCTAAATCATTAATTCCTAACCATCCAAATCTTTCACTCGCTGAAACTGCATACTTCCCATCAATTTTTAAACTTTTTAAATCAGAAGATGAATTAGAATAAACTTCTTCAAAATTACCTAAACCTGCTTCTAAAATTATTGTTTTAAGCGTATCATTACTATTAATAGTTTTGTTTGTTGTTTCGGTAAAATACCCTGCAAAATTCAAATTATCTGTTGTATCTGTGCCTACTATTAATACGGCTGTCTTAGTAGTATCCCCTACCTCTAAGTTATCATTTATTAAAGCATTGCCAACAATTTTAAAAGTATCCGTCTCAGCGTGTAAGTTTCCTGAGCTGTCTTTCAATACTGAGCTGCTTGTGCCTAATTTAATTGGCACGGTTGCATAGATAGTGTCGTGAGTTAATTTCATAACCGTATCTTCTGCAACCATAAAGTCATGTCTAACGTCAGCATAATAATAAATTGTATTATCGAAATCTTCGTCACCAGTATTTCCATATATATAAATTCCAGATCCATCTGTTTCTAATACAATATATTTATTATCAGGATCATCACTGTATTCTATAGTAATAAAATTTCCTATAAACTCTATAGTTTTTTCAGAAAAATCAATAGTTACATCTTCCTCTAATGTTTCACTAATTAACCCCCTTAAATTTGAACCTCCTGAAAATTTTGCATAATTATTAATAAAAGTTGTATCTAATGTTATAGTAAAAACAGTATCTTCCTCGTCCATATGTGCTACATTTAATATAGTGTCATTATCTCCTTCAATATGTATACTTCTTGATAAGAAAACTATATATTTTTGATAATCAGCTGTATTACCGAAATAAAACACGCCTGATTCAGGATAACACCCTATTTCTATTCCTTCATATTCTAGCAGCATTCCATCATCAGGAGGTAATAATTTTCCTTTGTGATAAGTTGATTCTAAAGTATCATTACCGTTTATTGTATTGTTATCAGTTTCGGTGAACAAATCAGTACCTCCATACTCCTCAATTAATTCTCTTATAGTTGTATCTCTTATCACTAATTCGTTACTAAAATTACCCGTACTTGTTTTAAATGTATCTGTTTCTGCATGTAAATTCCCTAAACTATCTTTCAATACTGAGCTGCTTGTGCCTAATTTAATTGGCACGGTTGCATAGATAGTGTCAGAGGTTACTTTTAGCTTTTCACCTAAAATAGCCGTGTCACCTGTTAAATACAGTTTTCTCGAAATAGCCCCGCCAGTCCAGTTATACAAACTAAGATTATTAGTATTTGCATCTACCCATGTGTTTAGCATACCTGATTGAAAAACTTTGTTTGCTGAAAATCCTATTCGATTAACCCTATTTGCCGTTGCGTTGTCGT